CCACCGAGGTAGCTCTGGCTGAAACCGTTGTTCAGGACCGACGCGGCCTTGACCTGCTTGGTGTAGGCCATGGCGCGAGCCAGAGCCTTGGTGTAGCGGGCCGACAGGCTGTCGTACAGGTTGTCTTCGACCGCTTCCTCGGTGATCGAGAAGCCCAGAGCGATGGTCTCGTGGGTGTAGCGGGCGGTGAACGCTTCCTGCGCGTTGTCGTAGGCGATCGCGGAGCCTTCGTTCTTGACCGGGGCAGCGCCGAAGCCGGAGAGCTTGGTCTCCTCTTCGAAGCTACGCTCGGACTTCTCGGTCTCGTAGATTTCCTTGTGCTCTTCGCCGTAACGGGCGTATTCCATACCGAACAGCGCATTCAGGCCGGGCAGGAGTTCTTTGAGTAGCTGTGCACGAGAGATAGCCATTTTGTATTACTCCTTACAGGCCAACAGCGTTGCTGTAGCTGTGATAGCCGGGGTTGAACTTCACCAGAATGTCGGTGTAAGCGTCACCCACGGTGGAGGTGGTGCTTTCGACAAAACCAACGATGCGGAAAGCAGCGGTGGTGGTGATGGCGGTGGCGTTCACAGCGGTGTTGCTGTTGCCGGTCTGGGTCGAACCCGTGCTGGTGCTCTGGGCAGCGTTCAGGTAGACGTTGTTACCCAGCTCGGTCTGGGAAATCGTACCAGCAGCCTGCACTTGGAACACGGTGCGGTCGTCGTCGATCACCATCGCTTGAACCACGCCGGTCGTGTTGGCCGGGTAGTACTGCGAGAAGATCAGTTGACCTTGGGCGTTGTAGTAGGAGCAACCCACAAACACGCCCACAGCGCCGGTCAGAGTGCCGTTGCCGGGGAACGAGTTGGTCGTGCCGTCAGCGCCGGTAAATGGAGCCATTGAAGATGTTGTTGGCGTAGCCAGCGGGGTTGATGAGGAACGTGCGGGTGCTACCGGCGTACGGTAGGCCGCCCAGTTCATTTACGGCTCGAAAGCCGTAGGGAGAAGCGGTGGAAGCCATTTAATACTCCTGAGTTACTTTGAACCAGAACCAAACCCGCTTCCGCGACTGGCCGACGACTTGCGGTCGGCGAACAGCGGCATACGCGGGTCATTGTTTCGCATAAAGTTGTTGTCCACGGATTCCATCTGGGCCCGGTTCTGGGCGGCGTAATACTCGTCACGCGCTTGCGCACGCTCCCGAGGCATCTTGCAAAGCATCAGGCCGCCGATTTCGACGTTCCCGGTCTTCGCATTGCCTTCCAGCATCAGTTCCGGATGATCCACGGCCTTCACCGGCTCCCAGCCTTCACGCATCTTGTTGGACACGTTGACGTTCTGGGCCTCACCAAGGACGTGCGTCGCAATCCAGCGGTACACGTACCCCGGCTCGGGGGTCGGATCAGGCAGTGCACTTGGCGGTTGATAGACCGCGCGTGCAGATTTTTCGCGCGACGCGAGGTCGCGAGGGGTCCGGGCATTCACTTCAGCCATTCGATTTCTCCAGTTTTGCTACTTGAGCAGCGTATTGCTGCGGGGTCAGTCCAAATTTCTTTGCCAGAGCGATCTGGGTCGGAGTCAGTTGGATTTTCTTTGCACCCGTCGAGCGACTCGCCGGGGCAACAACCGTCGTAGGCTTTCTGGAGCCATCGCCGGATTTCGGCTGGGACTTAGGCTCCCCGAAAACTTCGGGAAACTTATCCTTTATGCGAGAGTCGATTCTCTCGAAGTACTCATCCGAGCGGGGGTCAACCCCCGATGTCACTAGTTTTTGGTGCAGCCCCAGTGCGAAGCTGGTTAATTCCTCGTATCCCGGAGCACCGAACCACTGGTTTTTTGCCTGCCAGTTCAGGGTTTTTTGGTCCAGTTCGGGAGCCGGGTCCGAATTTTGAGGAGTTTTTACCTCAACGGTTTCTTCTTGTAAAGGGGCAGGCTTAAAAGATTTTGCGCTCTGCACCTTGAACTTGGCCTCCATCAGCGCCTCTTGGGCCGCGATGATGGCTTCCGTGTCAAACGATTCCGTGGCCGCCTTGAGTGCAGCCTTGGCCTTATCGACTTCGTTCTCGGCCACCTGCACCTGCGAAGCAACGTATTGCTCGGTGCCGGTCTGCACGTACTGCTTTAGTTTCTTGTTTTCCTCGACCATCAACTGGGCGATGCGTTCAAGCTCCTGTTTCTCCCGCAGCAGCGCTTCCTTGGCGCGGCGCTCGTCATGCCGCGCGTGCGTCAGTTCCTTGATGCGCTTTTTCACGCCCTCGGAGTAGCCGTCGATTTCTTCCTCGGTGGGGTCGTTGACCTCACGCTCCAGCGGCTTGCGCCCACGGTCTTGGGGAGGGGTGTCATCAACAATCTCGATTTCAACGTCATCGCCATCGGCGCTGACTTCAACCTTGACCTCGTTGCGCTCCTCCCCGTTGTCGTCGCCAGCGGCGACGATGTTCTTGTCGTCGGCTTCTTGCTCGTCAGGGAATTTGTATCCGGACATTTCTACTCCTTCAGGCGCGCGTCAGGCCGCGCGGGTCTTCTACAACGGCATCGACTTGGTCGTCGTTCAGGAGCCTGAATTCCTTGCCGAAAATCTTGAACCTCGTACCGGAATAAGTCCGAACGAGAACGAAGTCGCCTTCCTTGCACCATGCGCCGGAAGGAAACTTGGCAGTGTCTTTGTATGCGTCGGGGCCCACCTTGAGCACGAACAGCACCGTCGTCGCGTGCTCCTCTTGCTTCATGAACTGGTCGGCTTTGATGATCTCGGAGTTCTCAAACGTCTGAGAAACGTCCGGCACAACGCACAGAATTTTCCAACCCGTGGGCTCGGGCAGCGACTTGGCTTTCTCCTCGGCGGGAGCAGCTTCGTTTTGCGTGTCTTGGGGTTGGATGGCTTGGGGCAGCGAAATGCCCGGGGGCAGGATCAGACCTGATTCACTCATCGGATTGCTCAACTTTCTCTGCAAGGTCAAGTAAATGGCGCTCTGCGACGGCGAGACCTTGAATCACACCGCAGAGTTTTTGATATTCATCGAAAGAGCGGCACGAACCCCCCGCCAAGTCATCGGCGTAGTTGTTCATGTCGGTGCGTATCTTCTCGCGCAGTACGCGTGCGAAGTCTTGGATCATTGGTTGCGTCTACCTCCGGGTTGTTGTGCTCTCGCACGGGATTGCGCGGCTTGCGCCTTGCTCTTGGCGATGTCGATGCCCATGCGGACACCGTCTCGTTCTTGGTCGGCTTCGAGCTTGTCAGCCTTGTAGGCTGCGTCGATCTGGAGTTGCTTTTCCTTGAGCGCCAATTCGTCTGCCTTGGCGGCGGCATCTGCTGCGACCTTCTTGTCCTTGATCGCCACTTCTTGGGCGCGGATTTGAAGTTCTTGCTGCTGCATCTGCAAGACCGGGTCCTGCGCCTGCTGCTGTGCTTGCTGCTGGGCGGCTGCTGCTTGGTTCTGCTGGAGGACCTGCTGCGCGGCCTGCGCCATCATCTGCGAGAGGGCCAACTCCATCTGCGGAGGCAGCTTCTCGTCCTGCGGCGGCAGGGGCATGCCCAACTGCTGCTCGATCTTCTGGCGATAGCCAAAGCCCACGTGCTCGGCGATGTGCGCCATCATGGCTGCTTGAATCTGCCCCGCGCGGGGGTTCTGCCCGATCAACTGCATCACGATCGGGTCCTGCATGGCCGACATGTGCACCCGGATGTGCGACTCGTGGTCCTGATACTGGAACGCCTTGAGCGGCTCGCCCTTGAGCACGTTCATGTTCTCGGTGACCGGGTCCTTCGGTTTCTGATCCTCGGGCAGCGGCACGAGCTTATCGGCATTTTTGATCCCAAGTACTTCGAGCATGCCCCTGTGCAGTTGCGGCAGGTTGTAGATGTCCGGCGCGGTCTGGGAAAGCTGAATGACGGCTTGGTACTGCACCAGCCGCTGGCTCATGGTCGCCGCGTTGGGGTCCGAGACCGGGATCACCTCGACGATGTCGTAGTCCGACTTCTTGACGCGGCGCATGTCGCCGTCGTCCTTGTCCGGGTCGGGCTCGTAGCTGTACTCGTCGTCCGTGTAGTCACGGATGATGCCTTTGAGAAGCTGAAGCTCTTGCTTGAGCGCGTAGTGCACCCGCGCTTGGACGGCGGTGAGGACTTTGAGTTGCCGCTCCAGCAGGGCCAACGTCGTGCCCACCGGTGCCTGCGCGGACATGTCCGCCACCTTCACGTCTGCCGTGGCTGCGAACCGGCGACCTTCCTCCACCACGGTGTTCAGCAGGTTGTACAGCGTGGCGCTGGGCTCCTTGTACGGGAGCGGCAGGATGTTGTCGCGCAGCGCGCCAGAGCCGATGTCCACGTCGCGGAACTCACCCGGGGCGATCGGGGTGTCGTCGCCTTTGATCCGCAGACCACGGGACTTGAGGCCCCCGGGCAGGTTGCTCAGGGTGCCTGCGTCAATGAGTTGCCTCATTAAAGAGGTTGCGGAGTTTGCAAAGCCGCCGATCAGATGGAACAGGCCAAAGCCGTAGGCACCGAAGCCGGGGATGTATTGGTAGTGGACGAAGTGCTGGCGCTTCAAGTGCAGTTCGTCGTCTTCCTTCCAGTTCCTGCGGATGGCCAGCACGGTGTTCGTGCCACGGATGAACGTCACCACGTACGGCAGCGCAATGCCTGCGGGCTCGCCGTCTTCATCGCGGATGCACAGCGGGTCTTCTTTCAGGCACAGGTCTACGTGCGACTCGATCAGCGTGAACCGATCGTCGTTAAGGTCGGCGAACCCCGTTTCTTTGTCCTTGGCTTGGTTGATCGCGTCGATGTGCTTGTCGGGCGTGCCAATGTCGCAGTCGCGATAGAAGCCTGCCGCTTGCAGCTTCTTGATGTCGTTCTCGGTTTTGCGCATCACGTGCGATACGCGGTAGCACGTCATGATGTCCGACGTGCCATATGGCAGCAGGATGTCCTCTGCCGGGATAAACATCGACACCTGACGGCCAAGGTTCGGATCGAAATACACCTTCTTGAACGCGCTGCAGGTGGCAGGCAGCGACCACAGCATCCGCTCGTGCTCCGGGCGGAACTCCTGCATCTTCTCGGTCAACTGGTAGTTCATGTCCTCTTGGACGCGCACTGCCACTTCTTGCTTGGCCGGGGTCTGCTTGCCCACGATCTTGGTCTTGACCGGGCCCTGCGCAGGGAACGTTTCAGTAATC